GGAACATAGGAATTGTATGGGAAGATGGTACAGAAGAATGTATAGGAGACGTACCAGACTGGGTAGCCACAAGCGTGGATGAATTTTTAACTGAGTTAGAGGAGGAAGATGATGGATGAGGAAACAATAGACTATGGGTATGGGTACACGAGTACTAATTCTGTAGCAATCATCTGGTCAATTGAAGATGTCAAAGAGGTTCGACCAGACTTGAATGATGAAGAGTGTATGGATGTATTAAGTTATGTAAAAAACAAACATGATGCAACCATTGGAGTGAGTTGGGAAACATTAGAGATTCACTCTGCATATTTATTTCCAAAGGAGACAACATGAAAAGAATAGAAAAAGGTACATGGCATTCCAGAGTTGAGGAGATTTTAGCCAGAGACTTTGGAAATGTTTACAGTAAATTGACAGAGGTAACGCAACAAATGTTGCTTGATGATACCCATGATTACGTAATAAATTGTGATGATGTAGATAGTCTATCAGAGATGGACATAAACATGCTTGTAGAAGAGTATGTGGCGTCCTGTATTGGACGTTCGTTCAAGTACTAAGGGGGTAACCTACCTTATGATTAACCCTATGCTTAGAAACGATCTGTCACACAACTTGACTTTTGTTTATTTTTATGATATAATCTTATACATATTAAAACATTAATCAAAATAATAATTAATTATATTAAATATTTATATTAATATTTTACAAACTTTATAAAACTTTATAAGAGGAGAACTATATATGGAAGAAATAATAATTGTATTAGCTGGGTTAGTTGCATTGTTTGCATCGTTCTTTGTGTACACAGATTTGTTATCAAAGGATAAGATCAAACCACACATACCACCACGCTATAAGAACAGAGATACTAAACAACGAGGAAACTTTTGGGATGCAGAAACTCAGATGTTTTATAAGTGGCACCAGATAGAAGAGCTTAAAAAAATTAGAGAGGTTAAAAAATGACAGAGTTTTATGATGTTGTTGAGAAACAAAAAGAAATACTTGAGTTAGAAAAACAAGCCAAGCAAATTATCTGTATTGAAACAAGATATCAAGATGGTTTGTGGTCTCAACAGACTACAGATTACGCAGATGGTAGACGGGTTACAGAGTTTAGAGACAGCCGGAAAAAAACTATAGAGGAGAATAGATATGGCGAAGACTAGAACATTAAAGGCTTACATCTCTGCTACTAAAGGCAAAGGTAAGAAGACAAGTCAAGGTGGAGGTAACGTTAGCACCTCAACCATGAACAAGAATCAAAAAGCTAACTACAAAAAATATAGAGGACAAGGCAAATGAAACATAAAATAGTAACGATTAAAACACAGCAACAAGACATTGATTTTGTGATTAAAGATTTCAATGATGCTATGTGGGGAACATCAAGTTTGTTTGAGACTGGTAGTTGTTCGTTGATAGAAGCTCATGCTATTCAAGATGTTCTTGACAGAGTAAAAAGAATACTTGACTTAGAAGAGATAGGCTACTACCCTAACAACTGGCAGAGGAAAGTAAAATGAAATTTAAAATAATATTTGGAGTTGTAATGGTGACCTGTATGGTTTCTGTTTACAGTATAATAACAACAGTAGCCGGAGGAATTAGTGAGAATAAAGCAGGACTTACAAGATTAAATAAATCTTTCCTGTCTCTCAGCGAAGAGTTCGAAAGTGTAGGTAGGAATGCAGAACTTATCCAAGCGACTAGAGAAAGCTATCGTAATTCTTTGGTCAATCTATCGGATAGGTTAGATGCAATGAAAGGAACTAACTCAGAGATATATCGTATCTTAAATGATTTAGATGAACGCTTAAACAAACCACCGGTTGCTACTGTGGTTATAGAAAAGTATATAGAGCCAGAGCCAGAACCAATACCAGACTTAGGTGTGAACGCTGGGTTCGGTGTTCTTACAGGTACTCAAGTTACAGGACAGCCAGAGATAATTCAAGAGCCTATTGTATGTCCTAAAGTTAGTTCACCTAAACCTTATGGATATTACATAGACAACATTATAATTAAACGAAGTTTAAAGTTTACAGTTATCTATGATTTATTTGAAGGCAACATAACTGATGTTAGATATGATGGCAAGATACCTAACAAAGTTAAACAAGCTACCTTTAATTATGTAATGGATTTAGAGTTTGATAACCCAGTCACTATGACAGGGTGTACATTACCCTTTACAATTAATGTTTAGGTATTGCTTTCTAATTAATTCTGTGGTATAATACAGCTTATGTATTTAGCAGAAAGAGAACAATATAGTACAGAGATTCTAACTCGTGAAGAGTACAGGAAATTTGGTGAGTATATGCATGAGCATTACCCTAGTGTTGGGCACGTGGTAGAAAAACTAGACGAAACCTTTAAGGTTTTTATAGAACACACACCATTAACTTTCTGGGAAGATATTCTTCCTCATATTAGAGAGGACATCTAGGTATGTTATGGGTAGCCCTCCAGTTTTAACTTACTCCATAACAACTAACTGACCCCAGTTAGACAAGTTGCCGGTCTTGTACCATACCGGCTCTTAAATTAATTCAAACTAACACTTTACTTTATCATCAAAGTATGATATAATGTGTGCACTTATAACAAACCGAAGGAGGTATATATGTATGAGTATGTAAAAGGAAAGGCGATGTGGGCAAATATCACATCTCCAAACACGAGGTTCCAACCTCACAAGTATGGGTTAACTGTGTTAACTGACACGGATACAGCATCTAAGCTAGAAGGCATAGGTCTGAATCAAGTTAGAGACAGAGCAGGACAACCTAAGTATGATGAACCGGCTTTTACTTTTAGTAAGAGAGCTACCAAGAATGATGGTGAAGCAAACGTTGCACCTAAATTAGTTAACGTTGATGGTGAATCCATTGATGTTAGTGTTGGTAATGGTTCGGAAGTAGTAGTAAAGATCAAGCCTTACAAGAATGACTATGGACAGTTCGCTGAACTCATGGCAGTAAAGGTAGAGAATCTTATTGAATATGTCGAAGGCGACACAGACAATGAGGAATTCTAATTGTGATTATTACTATTAATAATGAAGATGTCACGACTAATTACGATGTTAACAACATCAGTGATGATGGTGTAAAGCAAGAAGCAACTGTAATAGTACAGAAAGTAGGTAACTTACAAGTTATCATAGAAGCTTTAGACTTTGCAAGTCGTACACATCGAGCTAACTTAGAGGAGTTACTCAAAGGTAGAGAAGAAGCCGTTGTCGAAACAGACCCTGCTCGTAATGAGAAAGGTCAGTTTGTTGGTGACGACCCAGCTACCCTTGAAGATGAATCAAAAGTATTAAAAGAATCTGATAACACATAGTCTTGAGGAGGGCTAACATGGAAGATACAACTTGGCATAAGTTAAAACAACCTTGTCCACTTTGCAACAGCAGTGATGCTGTAGGAATCAATAAAGATGGTTCGGCAAAGTGTTTCAGTTGTGGAGAATTTATGCCTAATTATGAACAAGCATGTAATGGAAAAACTATGACAACAACAACAACAGAAACAAAACAACCAGACAGTGTATCAGAAGGTAACTTCATTGCACTAACTGATCGTAAAATATCACAGGCAACTGCTAAAAAGTACAGCGTTAAAGCTGTGCAAGATTTAAAAGGTCAAGTCATTAAGCATTTCTATCCGTACTACAACGGACATGAACTGTCAGCTACCAAGTGTAGGAATTCTTTAACCAAAGATTTCTTTGTGCAGGGTAGCTACAACGAGACCGGATTGTTTGGTCAACAGTTGTTTAAGAGTGGCAAGTATGTCACGATAACCGAAGGTGAGTGTGATGCAATGGCGGCTTACGAACTACTGGGTAGTAAGTGGGCAGTCGTATCCATTAAGCGTGGTGCACAAGGTGCGGTACGTGATATCAAGGAGAGCCTAGAGTTCTTTGATGATTTTGAAAATGTTATTGTAGCATTTGATAATGACAAGGCAGGTAAAGAAGCGGCTGTTAAAGTTGCTAGACTTTTCAAGCCGGGCAAAGCTAGGATACTTACACTACCCAATGGGTTCAAAGACCCCAACGATATGCTTAAGTCTAACAGACATAAAGACTTCGTTGAATCTTGGTGGGCTTCAAAAGTCTATACACCTTCTGGTGTTATCAACGTCACAGAACAACGAGAAAAGTTTCATAACCGTGAGAAAAAACAAAGCGTTCCCTATCCTTATGAAGGACTAAACAAAAAGCTGTATGGCTTAAGACAGGGTGAACTTGTAACTCTTACCGGTGGAACAGGACTTGGTAAGTCTAGTGTGACTAGAGAGATAGAGCATTGGCTTGTCAAACAAACACAGGACAACGTAGGTATCATAGCATTAGAAGAAGACTGGAGACGTACCATTGATGGTATACTTTCTATTGAAGCTAACGCTAGGTTATACATTGACCAAGAACGTGAGAAGTTTTCTAAGGAAGAACTTGATAAGATGTTTGATATGTTATACGATGGTGAGAACAAAAACAGAGTATGGGTTCACTCACACTTTGGCACCAATGACATTGATGATATCTTTACTAAGCTTCGGTTCATGATTATTGGATGTGACTGTAAGTGGGTAGTAGTAGATCACTTACACATGTTAGTCAGTGCAGTACATGAGGGTGACGAGAGACGTGCTATTGATTCTATTATGACTAGACTAAGAAGTTTAGTTGAAGAGACAGGTGCAGGGATTATCCTTGTATCTCATCTCAGACGTGTCGATGGCAACAAAGGACACGAGAACGGAATTGAAGTTAGTCTCTCTCATCTACGTGGCTCTAACAGTATCGGTCAGTTATCAGATTGTGTGATTGCTTTAGAACGTAACCAACAATCAGACGACCCAGACGAAGCTAGGACTACAAGACTACGTATTCTTAAATCAAGATACACTGGTGATGTAGGTATGGCAGCTAGGGTTATATATGATGCCGAGACTGGTCGACTATCAGAACTTACAGATGAAGACATAGAGTTTGACAGCTCTGGAGACGAGGTATTTTAAATGAAATTAGTATTTGATATAGAGACTGATGATCTCCACGCTACAAAAGTGTGGTGTATTGTGGCTCAGAATCCAGACTCCGGTGAGATATATAAGTTTCCACCAGATAAACTGGAAGAAGGCTACAAGTTTTTAGCAACAGCCGATACACTTATTGGTCACAACATTATTGGATTTGATATACCTTTGGTAGAGAAGTTTGGTAACGTTGACTTAAGTACTAAAGAAGTTATTGATACTCTTGTACTGTCTAGATTATTTAATCCTACTAGAGATGGTGGTCATAGTCTAGGAACATGGGGATACAAGCTAGGCTATCCTAAGATAGAGTTTGAAGATTACTTAAATTACTCTGAGGAAATGTTAACCTATTGTGTACGAGACGTGGAGTTAAATACCAAGGTACTACAAGAACTTAGAAAAGAATCTAAAGGCTTTGAAAAAGATTGCATATCTATTGAGCAAGGTGTTGCTAAGATTATGAAGCAACAAGAATCAGATGGCTTTGAGTTTGACATGAAGTTAGCTCTTAGTTTATTAGCAGAGCTTAGAGAAAAGAAACAACTGATTGAATCAGAAGTACACGAAACGTTTAAACCTAAGTGGGTAGACACAAAACAAGTCACACCCTACATCAAGAAAGATGGTAATCTATCTAAGCGTGGTATGACTGATGAAGAGTATCAACGTTGTTTAGATACAGATAACTACAAGCCTTTCATGCGACAAACTTTACAAGAGTTTAATCTTGGCAGTCGTAAACAAATTGGAGAATATCTTATTGACTTTGGTTGGAAGCCAGATAGGTTTACACCTACTGGTCAACCTATTGTTGATGAGAAAACATTAGCCAAGATCACACACATTCACGAAGCTAAACTTATTGCAGACTTTTTACTGTTGCAAAAACGCATAGCTCAGATTGATTCATGGGTTGAAGCTGTTAAGGATGATGGTAGAGTACATGGATTTGTTATTCCTAACGGTACAATTACCGGCAGGATGGCTCACAGAAATCCTAACGTTGCTCAAGTACCATCACAAGGCAGTCCTTATGGTAAAGAATGTAGGTCTTGTTGGATTGTTAAGGACGGATACAAACTTGTAGGTGTAGATGCAAGTGGATTAGAGCTACGCATGTTAGCACATTATATGGATGATAAGGAGTACATCAATGAAATTATTAACGGAGACATTCACACAGCTAACCAAACGTTTGCTGGACTTAAATCAAGAGATCAGGCAAAAACTTTCATCTACGCCCTCGTTTACGGAGCAGGAGATGAGAAGATTGGAAGCATCATTAAAGGAAGCAGAGCAGATGGTAAGCAGTTGCGAGAACGCTTTCTTAGTAGTCTACCAGCATATAGAACTCTTAAGGACAGAGTTGATAGAGCAGCAACAAAAACGTTCCTCAAAGGGCTAGACGGTAGGAAGCTATACATTAGAAATAAACATGCGGCACTTAACACTTTACTTCAAGGAGCCGGAGCTATCTTAATGAAGAAAGCATTAGTCATGTTAGATGATCTTCTAAAGCTAAACACTATTGACTATAGGTTTGTTGCTAACATACATGATGAGTGGCAGATTGAAGTCAAAGAATCACAGACTGATTTTGTTGGAGAGATGGCAGTCAAATGTATTATAGAAGCAGGTGAACATTTTAATCTACGTTGTCCTATGGATGGCGAATATAAAGTAGGAGGTAATTGGAGTGAGACACATTAAACCAAACGACAGTAGTAGGAAAGGTGATCTAGCTGAGTACTACGCAGTAACATGGCTATGGGATAATGGATATGAGGTATTCAGAAATGCAGGGTGTACAGGACTAGCAGACTTAGTTGCTTTAAAAAATAATAAGACAACCCTTATAGATGTTAAGACAGCACAAGAACAACTACACAAAGACTCAGATAATAATTTTACTAAGTGTGCCGGGCGTACAACTCAACAAGTAGATGCAGGTGTTCAACTATTAATGTTCAATGCTAACAGTCGTAAGCTACACTTTGTAAAACACAGGAAATAATATGACAAATAAAACAAAACCCCTTGACACAACCGATCAAGATGTATATAATAAACTGTCGGCTAAGAAAAAACCAGCCGAGTCAGGACACTGGTATACCCAGACAGGTGAGCCAATGTATACTGTTATCGGAGCTAACGGTAAAGAACGTAACACTACACTTAGAGATGCTAAGAAAGATAACTTGGTTCCTTCGGTTACTACTGTGTTAGGCATGATAGCCAAACCTGCATTAGAAAACTGGAAGATCAATCAAGCATTAAACTCTGCCCTTACCCTAGAGAAAGAAGAAGATGAATCTCTTTCTGAGTTTGCTTACAGATGCAAACAAGATTCTAAAAGGATAGGACAGGAAGCCGCAGAACAAGGTACTAAAATACATGCTATGATTGAGCAGGGATTTGAAGGCGGTGAAACAAACAAACCTTATGAAGCTGTTAGAGCTTTCTTAGATAAAGAATTTCCTAACGAGCATTGGATAGCAGAAGATTCTTTTTGTGCTGACATAGGTTATGGTGGTAAGATAGATTTATATTCTACTACCGGTATCTTTGTTGACTTTAAAACTAAAGATAACTTAGAAGGTAAAGACCCTGCTTCATTAGTATACGATGAGCATGGTATGCAGTTGTCTGCTTATGCACAGGGTTGTGGTTACACTGACGTTGAACGTGTCTCCATCTTTGTAGATAGGAAACAACATGATCTTATTTCATGTCACATCTGGGATAGAGACTCACAAACAAAACACACAGAAATGTTTAACAGCATTTTAAACTATTGGAAATTAGTAAAGAACTATGAATCAAAAAAAATCTAGACAGTTAAGACGTAAAGCAGAAGACCTACTTATTGAGTGGTTAAGAACAATGGTTCCGGACGGAGAAGATACATCTAAGATTAATAAAAAAAATATCTCAGAGTTTCTTCCTGAACAAACACATCTATTTGCTCGTAATAAATATTTACTAAGTGCTTATAGTTTACGCTGGTTTTATAAACAGGTCAAACGAAATCCCAACCTAACGTTGGAGGACATCAATGTCTAGAAGAGTACCAAGAAAACCACGACCAAAAAAAACTAATGTACCAAAAGGGTATGACAGTTTATGGGAGTATGACATTCACCAAACCATCTTACAAGATTGGAAACATCATTGGAACAAGGTAGAATATGTCATACACCATAAGTATGAGCCAGACTTTGTAAAGAAGATAGGTGGTAAAACAATACTGCTCGAAGCTAAAGGCAGGTTCTGGGATCACGCTGAGTACAGTAAGTACATACACATCAGAGAAGCACTTAACAAAAGTTACACAGAGTTAGTGTTCTTATTCCAAAAACCTTTTGCCCCGATGCCGGGAGCTAAGATAAGAAAAGACGGAACAAAAAGAACACACGCTGAATGGGCTGACAAAAATAATTTTACATGGTACAGTGAAGATACTTTACCTGACGACTGGAGAAACAATGAACTATAAATTTAATGAAGATCAATTAATACAAGAGCTACAAGCCTACATTGATGGTACATATGGTGAGCACTATGCTTCAGATAAGTATCAAGCCACCGACGTTATCATTGACTCAGGACATGGTATGGGTTTTTGTATGGGTAATATTATAAAGTATGCTAAACGGTATGGAAATAAAGACGGACATAACAAAAAAGACTTGCTAAAGATACTGCATTATGGTATAATAATGCTTGATATACACGATGATAGAGACAAGTTTTTTAAAACAGGAGAGAGTAAGTGGTAGAAGATAAAGTAGGTATTAAAGAATACCTAGGGATAAAAATTAATTACAGTAATGAAACAAATTTAGATAAGTTTAGTCTTGATACACTCAAGGATAGATACTTCTGGGAGAAAGAAACACATGCACAAGAAGCGTTCGCAAGAGCCTCCATCTTCGGAGCAACCTACAAGGGGGTCACAGATTTTGAATTGGCTCAACGGCTTTACCACTACAGCTCCTCTTGTTGGTTCATGTTTAGCACTCCTATACTTAGTAACGGGGGAACAAGTCGTGGGCTTCCTATTAGCTGCTTCCTCAATTATGTTCCTGACAGTAGGGGCGGTCTATCAGATCATTTTGATGAGAACATATGGTTGGCAAGTTCAGGTGGAGGTATTGGTGGATATTGGGGAGACATTAGGAGTAACGGTATACCTACTGCTCACGGCAGTAAGTCTACTGGTTCTATTCCTTTCATGCATGTAGTTGATTCTCAGATGTTAGCCTTTAACCAAGGCACTACAAGACGTGGTTCTTATGCGGCTTACATGGACATCAGCCATCCGGAGATAGAAGAGTTTATTAACATGCGTAAAGAATCTGGTGGAGATATTAACCGTAAGAATCTTAACCTTCACAACGGTATCAATCTTACCAATGATTTTCTTAAGGCTGTAGAAGAAGATGCAGACTTTAGATTGGTTGACCCTAAGAGCCACGAAGCTGTTAAGGTTGTGAATGCTAGAGACCTATGGTGGCAGATCATTAACGCTAGAGCAGAGACAGGTGAGCCTTACATGATTAACATTGATAGATGTAATAATGCTTTACCCAAAGAACAAAAAGCTTTAGGGTTAGAAATCAAACAGAGCAATCTTTGTTCTGAAATTACTTTACCTACCAACGAAGAACGAACAGCAGTATGTTGTTTGTCTTCTGTAAACTTACAATACTTTGATGAGTGGTCTGAGAATCCCATGTTCATTGATGATTTAATAACCATGCTTGACAACGTGTTACAGCATTACATCGACAACGCTGTTGATACAGATAACCTAGGAGAATACAATGCAAACTTTAAAAGATTTCAAAAACATATTAAGCCGGGCAAAGAAGGCTTTGTTAAATCTGCCTACTCTGCTTATAGAGAAAGGTCGTTGGGTCTCGGTGCGATGGGCTTCCATTCGTATCTCCAATCACGCAGCTTACCTTTTGAAGGTATCTATGCTACGGGCTTCAATCATAAAGCGTTTAAATATATTAAAACACAGGCAACCAGAGCTTCTGAAAGACTTGCAGAGGAAAGGGGTGAAGCTCCTGATGTCAGTGGTAGTGGCAGGAGGAACGCTAATCTACTCGCTGTTGCACCTAACGCTAGTTCTAGTATCATATGTGGCGGTACTTCTCCTTCGATTGAGCCATATCGTGCTAACGTTTATACGCACAAAACTTTATCAGGTTCGTTCCAAGTTAAAAACAAATACTTAGAAGAATTATTAGCTGATAAAAAACTAAACAAGACTGATCTAAAAAATGTATGGAAAGACATTGCAGGTAACGAAGGCTCAGTTCAACACTTAGATATTCTTACTGATGATGAGAAAGAAATATTTAAAACAGCTAACGAGATTGATCAAATGTGGATAGTAGAACATGCCGCACAACGACAAGATTATATATGTCAAGCTCAGTCAGTTAACTTATTCTTTACTATACCTACGGCTACTGAGAAACAAGAAGTACACGATGAGTACATGCAGTATGTAAATGATGTACACTGGTATGGTATGAATAAACTAAAGTCTTTGTATTACTTCCGGACAAATGCCGCACGTAACGCAGAGAATGTTAATTTAAAAGTTCAACGCATCAAGCTAGATGATGTTGAATGCATAGCGTGTGAGGGATAATATGGAGTGCTGGAATTGCGGAACACAATTAATCTGGGGCGGTGACCATGACATTGCTGAAGAAAGTGAAGACTACCTAATTGAAACTAATCTTCATTGTCCTAACTGTCAAACAGAAGTATTAGTCTACACACCTAAAGGAAAACTAACATGACACAAGAAGAATTTACAAACATTTTTACACCAGAATTTAAAGGCTTTACTAGTCGTATGTGGGTTGACTACATTGATGAAACTAAAGGACCCTTTGCACAAACCGATGATTACGCAGGTTATGTAATCAATAATTTTAAATATTTAATTAGAAAGTTTAACACGGAGAAAACATGAGCTTACTAGATACACGAGACCATTATAAACCTTTCGATAATCCTTGGATGTTCGATTACTATGTACTACAGAATCAAATGCATTGGATGCCTGAATCTGTACCTCTTCACACCGATGTAAAAGATTGGCAGGAGATGAACCCTAACGAGAAAAACTTACTAACACAAATCTTTAGATTGTTTACACAGTCTGATGTAGATGTGGGGGCTGGGTATGTTGATAGATACATGCGTATCTTTAGAAAGCCTGAAGCTAGAATGATGATGGGTTCTTTTGCAAACATGGAATCAATTCATCAACATGCTTACAGTTTACTATTAGATACAGTAGGTATGCCAGAGATAGAATACAAAGCCTTTGCAGAGTATGAAGAGATGTCTAACAAGCATGAGTATGTACACAACATCAAGACAACTAAGTCTGATAGACAGAGTATTGCTAAAACACTAGCAGTTTACTCAGCTTTTACTGAAGGACTACAACTCTTTAGTAGCTTTGCAATCTTGTTAAACTTCCCACGCTTTGGACGTATGAAAGGTATGGGTCAGATAGTTACTTACTCTATCCGTGATGAGTCAATGCACGTTGAAGCTATGACTAAATTGTTTAGAGAATTTATTCAAGAGAACCTTGATATATGGACAGATGATTTCAAAGCAGAAATCTATGAGATATGTAGACAGATGGTAGACCTTGAAGATAAATTCTTAGACCTAGTGTTTGATATGGGAGACCTTGAAGGACTTACCAAGAAAGATATGTATGCTTACAACAGATACATTGCTGATAGAAGATTGCTACAGCTTGGATTAAAAACTAACTACGACCAACGAGAGAATCCTCTAGGGTGGTTAGATGAAGTCATGGGTGTTGAACATCAGAACTTCTTTGAAGGTCGTGCTACCTCTTACATGAAAGCAGGACTACGTGGTAGACAAGATAAGATTAGCTTTCCATCGCTGGAGAAAACTAATGATTAATAAGAACGAAGCCAACTTGGTAAGTTTTAAAATTCTATTGACAAGAGATAACAAAATTGTAACAGAGTTTAGTATGCTACCAGAAGATATGGTTGATGATATTTTTCCTATTGATGAAAGAAACTTAATTAAAACTATCTTACGTAATGGTAAGGGTAAGCTTGGAGACCTACATAGTTTTTTTCAAAGAGAGTTAGATGTTTTAAAATAGTTACCCTGCCAGTGGATTTCCAGATTCTAGTTTTTGAATATCTCTATCTAGAGTTTGGAGGTCTGCTTTAATTGTAGCTATGTCAGTTTTTATTTCAGTGACATCTGGGATATCAATGTTATCAAGTTCTTTCTCTAAGAACTTAACTGAGGTTTCAATAGCTGCAAACCTTTCTTCAATAATCTTTTGTGCTGATTCAGTATCTCCGATACCACCTATCTGTGCTTCTAGATTATCTATTCTATTAACATAAGTAGCTCCGGTGTATCCAAACCCTGCAAGGGTAGTTACTATTCCGGCTAGTGCTATAAGTTGTGTTGTTTTATTTTCAAACCAATTCATTATATTCTCCTTTTTGTTTTTGTTGCCAATCATTTATGGCTTGTTTTATACTATCCTCTGCTAACACACTACAATGTAATTTTATAGGTGGTAACTCCAACGCTTCAGCTATGTCTTTATCTTTTATTTGACAAGCTTCTTCTATTGTTTTTCCTTTTAACATGTCAACAAACATAGTACTTGATGCTATTGCTGACCCACATCCATATGTTTTAAACTTAACATCTTCAATGATATGTCTGTTACCATGTAACTTACATTTAATCTGTAACTTCATAACATCACCACATGCAGGTGCACCGACCATACCAGTACCCACATCTAAATCCTTTGGATCAAATCTACCCACTGAATATTTCTCAGGGTTATTTAATACCCCTTCAAATCTATCTACAACTTTACTTGAGTATGCCATCTAATCCTAATGATATTGTGTAAAAAGTTAATAACATAAACATAAATACACCGACCTGCACACCAGACATAATAGCTACAATCTTTAATTGTCTATCTGCCCACCAGTTTAAGTCAGTTTCTTGCCAATGTAAAGCTTCTTCGGGTGTTGCTTCTCTTGGTTTATTTAATAACAAGCTTGGTTGTTGTGGTATTTTCATATTATAGTGGTGGTTGCAGTGTTCTCATTTCAATTAGAGTATTTAAACTTTGCCCTGCCATCTGATAAAAACCTTGAGTGTTATCTGCCAACATATTGTTAGCATAAATATCTTTAGGCTCGTACCATGTTTCTTGATCTGGCATTGTAACTAGTCTATAGTTATTAAAGTTAGGAACAAATCCCATGTAAGCTATGATTGTATTTTCTGACCCATACTCTCCTGTCTCTTCTTGTTGAGCTTCAACATCATCTTGAGCCGATTGTAAATTCTGGGCTATGACACTGGCTACAGTTTGTTCTGTCTCTGTCGTTGATGCATCTGTTGATACTGATACATCTATTTGACTTTGTAAAGTTTGAGTAGGCGTTACACTAACTACGACACTGGTTGTCTCAACTGTCTCAGCTTCAACGCTTATAGAGCTTGTAGAGTTACTAACACTAAAGCTTGTACTCATGTCTAATACTTGGTTGTTCTGTGCAGTAGAAGATGCAAACTGTGCTGACATACTAGGTGAGTTACTTGTACTCATACC